GCGGACTTTGGCGACAGAGTCAAGGGGATTCTTGTGAAGAATCCCCAAGAACTTTGTTCTTAATAGAGGTTCTCAATAAGCTAATTGAGCGTCCAAAAGGACGAAAAACCTCTTGCTACGACGTAACCTCCTTTCTTACGGATGGGGAACTGCTTTCTCACTTTAGCCTCTTTCGAGGCGACTGGTTTTTTCAACCATAGAGCGAGACGCAAACTATCATTTCTTGTACGTTTATCCCAGTACTGGAATTTACAGTACTTGAAATGATATACTCCCTGATCAGAAAGAGCTACTTTATCAAAAATGATATTATAGCATCTTTCTAATCGATGCCAATCTGAAGTTTTCAGACCAGCATCATCCGGGAATTGCGGGGGTACAAGCTTAACCTTGAGCTTGTTCTTCGCAAACAAACCGAATAGGTAACCAAGAAGAGTCTTGTCGTACACGTATTGAAGCTCTCCGAAGTATGATATATACTTCTTTAAAAAGAGATTCAATATAATGTACAACCAAGGTTCAAGATTACTCAAACGGTTTGAGGAGGGGGCCTTCAAGCAGACAGGCCGCACGTTTACGCCGTGGTGATAATCACCACCACAGCTCTCTCGGAAGTATCGGTCTTCATGATAGAAGGATTTCTCCTTATTAACCATGAAGCCTACAGTTTCAGCTGTCTCTATAAAGAGAGTGGCATCAACAGTAGGTAGGATACAATCATCACCAAACACAGACATAGATCTGCGGTCCATAATTTCACTTAGGACCGAGTTTCTATTTTTCTGTGTGCGGTTCATAATTGTACCCACACCAATACACCAAAAGACGAGAGACTCGAGCGGAAATGTTCCCGCGTTTCCCATTGTACTAACCATATGCAGTTCGATTTTCTCACCTTGTATCTCCATATAAGGTGATCGAACTTGGTTAATCCAGTAGAACCAACTAGACGGTAGCAAGTACCGTAGCAGTTCAATCGATACACAATCACTAGCTGAAGAGAAGTCAATGGTTGCCAATTTGGCGGTTATTGAACCTTCTAATGCTAAATTCCTGTGTACTGTAGGGAGTCTCTCTACGTCCAAACCAACCATTTTCATTCTCTTATACATGAGTTGCATAAGGCTTTGTTGAAAAAACATATTCAACGTAGGCTCTATTGCTATCATGCGGAGTTTGTCGATGGTTTTCGGAACGGTCGTAGCACGTGACGAGTCTACCACTTCGTACTTCTCGACATCTTGTCGTTGGCCATTAAGAACATCTATGGCTCTTGATAACTGTGTGTTATCAATTAAGTACTGGCGGAAAAGACGGACCGCAGCATCCGTACCACTGATAGGCCAGGTGAACTTTGCTTCCTCCGATGTATCTTTAAACGATACACCTTGGGTTACACCTCCAGAATTGGAGACGTGTTCGCAAAGATCGCCCCACCGACAATGACCTAAAGTCCAATGCATTAAAGCACGGGCTCGTTTGAGTATTAACTCATGGTCACTTAAGTGTTTATGAGATAAGTTGCGAGGCTTGCGAAATTGTTCGTTCACCTCACGCATATGCTCATTTATGTTTAAGAAGTTTTTATAAGTAACTTCTTCAACACCACTCATGTCGGCTTCACAAGGAACATACTTTTTGAGTGTGTTCTTTTGTTGGACCTGTTGGTAGTACAACTGCGACGGGACACCATGGCGATACATCTGTTTTGCCATGGCCAAGTCACGGTTAAGATTCTGATCAATCGCTGTCGCGATTTTATCAGGGTTAAAGAGCTTCCTCTTTCGTTTACTTACTTTCTTTCGCATTTGGATACTTCCTATAATGTGAAGACTGCACTCGCTAGATTACTCTAGCTCTTTCCCTTTGGAAGGGAATCTCTGAACCGCCGTATACATCTACATCCATAGCGTCCTAAAAAACGCAATAGAGTAGATAGTTCTACAGCGGCAAGCCGGCAGCGGAGTAGAATCCGCATGCTTAAGCTACAGAGGCATCGTCAAACAGACTATCAAAGTCTGCATCTACACCAACGTGTGCAATGAGTTCGCGTAAGTATGCGCGCTCGGTGCTATCCGCTTCGGGGTCATAAGAGACCTCGATTTTAACGGAATTGGTGGTGTAGTTTCCATTATCCAATAACATTGGAACATGGAAGACGAGAGACGACCGATTTTGTGTGTACCCGTTAGGGGCACTCGCATTAGCGGTCGGAGCTTTGTTGGTAGCCAAAACAGTTTTGCGTAAAAGCAAATCAGCTGGACTATCATCAATGAAGAGTTTGTTCGACTCTAGGGTTGAACCTAGAGAAACAAAACTCGTTGCAGAACCCCCAGAAGGGGTGTAAGTAGCGCCAATCGGAATTGATGCGTTAGATAGGGACATAATTGTCTCCTTAGGTTATGTCATATTCTAAACTTCTGAAGAATCAGAGCGATTAGATCAGCGGACTTTGATATAGAATTGACAAGATTATTAGCCTGAAAACTAGGCATAATATCACTTGCCGACGGTGACCATTTGGCCCTGTTATATGTGAAGGAAGTTTCCCTCTCCATATCAGGTACAATGGACTTAGACTCGATACCGGACCATTCATAATCTATGAAGGTACGGGTCCAGGTTACTTCTTCTTTAGTTGTAACCCAGCCACCGAGTATCTTTACATTGGGATCCAGGAAAGCTGTTATACCTCGAATTGCTTGAGATATATTAACAAGCCTATCTACCATGAAACTATAAGGCAAAATTGCCCACATAGTTTCTGGTATATCCTTGAATCGCAAACCATACTTGTATCTCCAATCATTTATAGGATTGGTTACTTCGTACAATATCCCAGCTCGAACCTTTTTGGTGTTAGAAATACTAGCATCAAATTGATATATAGAGTTATTAGGTCCGGAGCGCTTTTGCGCTTCAAAGACCTTCTTACCCCGAGCTGTTTGTCGTTTCGAACGACGGATATCCGTTAATGCAGCCTCAATGAGGTCGCACGCGGAACGAACAAGTGGACTTAGTGCAAATTGATATGTAAGCCACACATCGGCGTGAGCCTTTGCGCGACGAACATATTTCTTCGCATATTGCTTTGTGATGTCTCGAGCGAAAGCTTCTGACAAATCACGAATAGAACCCAATGGGTCTCTTAAAAATTTAAGAGTCTCATGGAGTTCAGCAATATCCTCCGCAAACGAGTATGGCGATCGATCAACATTACCCCAGGCTTGTGCTTTAGCACTGGAGACCATATCGTAATCAGGTTCCGGTTTTAACGGAATAGGTGTAACGAGTTTGTAATATCCTATGGATAATAGCCATTCGGCCATCCATTTGGAATTACAACCCCCGCCACCGAACTGATACTCATGGCCAGATTGGGAGACTGTAAAACTGCCTCCCGTAACTGAGTTGAGCGATGTTTTAACATATGTACAATTGTTGTTAATTACTTCGCCAGCTTTTGAGCGTTTGTGAAATCCAGGAGTGATATAATCACTCATGTCCTCCGCAGTTACTTCGTGCATGATCATTTGATGGTGGGTTTCATTCCCATCCATCTTACGAAACATGTACGCAGACTGAGGGGTAGTATTTCTAGAACGCTGTCTGGGTTCCATAATCTTCTCCAATTGTCAGTGATGTGTAAAGATAATGAAGAGTTCCTAAACGTCTCTCGACGTTACCCGAGTTATATTGCTAACTAACGATTTATCGTGTAGTTCCATAAGCATCGCAGTTTATGGTTGGACTTCGAAATCCAAAGTTTTATAACTTCTACCGAATAGACCATAGTCTATCAAGTAGATGGGTGGAGCTC